GTCAAATATGTAATGATCAATAAATTTTCTTTGATTAATAACGGAAACGTTTTTGTATTTTAATTCAATGTAAGCCTTAAAAGCTGAATTAACAATATAACCAAAAGCACCGGCATGATTATCATTGCAAATATTTACAACTTCAATTTTGCTATAATACTGAAATAAAGCATCAATCAAAGTGATTTTAAAACTTAATGCAACATCAAATGCTTTTTGGTTATCCATATTTTGAGGTAGTTCGTGACCTCCCCTGGTTGTCATTCCGTTATAACCATCCATAAAATCGCCTAATTCATGCAATAAAAGTTTATTTGATTTTTGATTGTTTATGATTTCATTTACAAAAATATCACGTCTTTTAAAAAGTTCCTCTTCATTCCAAACTCCATCGTATAAAGAATGTCCATCACTAACTTTCATTCCAACATGTACATCTGTTAAAACTGCTCGATCAAATAAAGCTTTTTGATTGATTGATTTTGGCTTTACATCAACCGGAATAATTTTCCCCTCAAAAAATTTAGTAAAATCAATTTGTTCCGGATCAACAATTGATTCTTTTATTGGCTCTGTTATGATCCATTGCTGCCCATTAGTAACATTTGTAGAAACTCTTTTAATTTCATGATTTGACGGAATATCAATCAGTTTTTTTTGACCTAATTTTTCAACCGTACTAATTACTTTACCGCTATCATTTAATGTTCGCCTAACTTGTTTAAATTCAGTTGAATGAAAATCTCTCAATTTTTGTAGTTGATCAATTTGATCATTTGAAAGAAAATAACGTTGATTTCCTAATGAATTTTCTTTTCTCTTTTTTAAAGCTAATCCCAATGCGATAGCCTCCATTTCGGTTAATCTAGTTCTTTTTTTCATTATAAGTTAGATTTTTTTAATTGCAAATCGCAATTTGAGATTATTTATAGAAATAATTTTTTTTTAATTTCTCTATAAATGTAAATGCCAATTGGGATTAGCAACAGCCAAAAATAAACAAAATAGTTTGCTTTTTTATCTATAATTTTAGCCTTGTTGATTTTGATTTCTTTTTTCTTTTCAGAAACTTGTTTTTGAGTCTTTTTAGAGACTATTTTATTTGAGTTGTCGTAATATACCTTATTTGCTTTTTTATATGTTAAAACAGCATTTTTATAACTAATTCCTCCAACTATCATTTCAACTCCGCAAACTTCTGGTTTGATTTCAATCTCTTCGAAATTTTCGGTTATTTTAATGTTGGTATTTATCTTAGAAACTGAATCTGTTTTTGTAACTGAAATTGAGTCCGAATTTAAAACCTCTTTATTTTTTTCAATATTTACTTTTCTGGATGCACATCCAAATAAAATAATTGATAAAAATAAAAGGATGATTTTTTTCACTAGAAATTGGTATAATAAGTTTTTATTCCGTTTCTCTTTGCTCTTAAAACTTGTTTTCTGTTAGATCCTTTATTGAATGAAACGTGTACCCAATCTGGATTTGAATCATTGCCAAACTCCCAAATCATTTGATCAAATTCCAAATTGTCTTTAATAAAGTCAAAAACTTGTTTATTTGTTATACTGGTCCCGTCCACATCAATATCAATTGCCTCTCCTAAGCAATGTTGACTCTTTGCGGCTCCATTTACAGCATTATTTAGTATTCTTGATCTATACCCGCTAGAAATATGAATTGGTACTTTAAAATGGTCTCTAATTGGTTGAAATACATTTAAAGCCAAGTCCTTTAAATTTTCCAAATGCTCAGCGGTTGGCATATTGTTTATGCCTCTTCGTTTTGCCGACTCACTTCTAACAACTTCGGCAAGTGATAAATTTTTAGATAGTTGCATTACTTTGTAATTTCGTCTAAGTCGCCTTTTATCTCCTTAGCTCTGTTAAATGACTTTTTTAATAATTGCCAAATATCAACATCAAAAGAAACCTCAATATTTTCTTTTATTGAAACCAGCTCAACAAAGATTAAAAGAATGGCACATATTTTCGTAAACATAAAATCAAACCCAAAAGCGGATTTGATAAATTCATTTAAAACAAAATTGTCAATCAAATATAAAAATACAATGCAAATTTCATACAAAGCCATTTTGGAAATAATATTAGACAATTTTCTGCTTCGTATAGATTTCCAGCCATTTAATTTAATTGACTTGAATATACCCGTAAAAGTATCTAAAATGATAGCCGAACCGACCGCTATTAAAAGCCCATATATTGGAACAAATAATAATATTAAACTTGCAAAAATGTAATTCAAATATTTCATTTAATAAAATGGGGTGCGTTAACACCCCGATTTTTTAATTAACCAATTCTTTTTCAACTTCTTTTTCGTCCTCTTTTGGAGCTAAAACATTAATTGCCTGAGCTACTGCAACGGCATCGTTTAATTGTAATAATCCTCCTTTTTGAGCTAAGTGTGCAACTTGTACTAAAATTTCAATCGCTTGTTTTGTTTCCATTTTGGTTATATTTTTAATTTAAGTTGTAAAGATAATAAAAATTTAATTATCAAATGGAGGTTGTAAAGTCACATTTATTGGATTAATTAATAAATCCAATTGAGCCTCTAAACTCTCTTCCATTGCTGGAACATCCAAAGTCGCTTCCAACCAGCCGCAAACTTGCTCTTTTGTTAAATCCTCGTAAGGCGTAAAATCCTCTCCGGTTGGCAAAGGCATAGAAGTAGCCCCGTACATATCTGTACTAACCTCATCTTTTGTTGCAGCATAACGCCAATGAATTGTAATTACTACATCGTTTAAATCGCCATCTTTTTTGATACATTCCATTGCTGAAATAATCCACTTAAATATTGTCATATTATTTGTTTTTTAAAATTTCTATTTCTGCTTTTAGTTCTTTAATAGCTTCAATTAAAACAGGCACTAAATCTGTATAAGCAACTGATTTTGTTTTATTCTCATCTGTTCCTGTTGTTACTGCTTGTGGTAATATTTCTTCTACATCTTGAGCAAGTAAACCAATATGATTATTATCGTCTAAATTCATATCAGTAGCTTCTTTATCCCAATTAAAAGTAACACCATTTAAAGCTAAAATTTTATCTAAAGCGTTTTGAATTGGTAATATATCTTTTTTATATCTTTTGTCAGATAAGTTATTGTAAGCACTTGTACCCGCAACTGAACCGTTAACGTGTAATGTATAACTCGGACTTGTTGTACCAATCCCTACGTTGCTGTTATCACTTAATGTCATAACTCTTGTAGAACCTTGACTAAAATATATTGGTGCAACTGCTGCAGCCGATGATATTTCAGGGGCGCCATTTGAATTTATTATAAAATTTAATCCGTTATTAGATGTACCAATAGACATAACTGTTGCCGTTGTTGAAACAGCGTTTACTACAGAAAGTCTTGCACTTGATGAAGTTGTACCAATTCCTACATTACCTGCCTTTGTAATGGTCATTTTGGAATTTGTTGGAGCATCTGAATTTGTTGAAGATACAGCAAAATTTAATGAACCATAATCTGTAGCAACGTTACCAATCAACCATCTTCTACTATCTGTAGTTCCTGCGTTATCAGTTAATACAATAGAAGGAGAATTTGAATAACTTGTTGCTGCTCCTACTATTTCTAATTTTGAATAAGGCGAGGTTGTACCTATTCCTACTAAACCACCTGAAGTGATACGCATACGTTCGGTTTGAGCAGCAGTACTTGGACTTGTATAAAAAGCAATTCCACCCGTTGCATTACCGCATTGAGCACCAATCCTCATTGTTACATCTGATTGGTCCCAACCAATAGTTCCATAATAATACGGGTCTCCCGTATTTAATCCTCCAAAATAAATTTTACCATTTGAATAACTTCCTGTACCACTTGCTACGTGCAATTGATATGTCCCGCTATTTATAACATCTAAAGCAGTTTGAGGACTTGTTGTACCAATCCCAACGTTGCCTGCAAAATAACCTCCACCTAAATTAGATACAGAAAATAAAGTAGAAGTAGCATTATTTGCTTCAATAATTTTTCCGCTACCTATTATACTTAACTGTAATAGATTAGCAGTATTTGAAGCGTTGCTATTTGCCAATAATAAAGTATTGTTTGTAGTTCCTGATTCTAATACATATAATTTAGAGCCTGTACTTCCGCTACTACCTATAATAACATTTGTACCATTATCATAAATCAAAGAATTACCTAAAGCAGTTGAACCTGTAAATTTAGGTAAGTAATTTGTTGTTCCTGTTCCTGTAATTGGATTGGTTAAAGCGTTTTGTTTTCCGTTAAAAGTATTCCAATCAGTTGAACTTAAATATCCGTTTGAACTTGTAGTTGCTTGTGTTATAGAAATAACAGGCGATGTTCCACCCGTTGAACCTAAAGGCAAAGTAGCGGCTACTGACTGAATATAAGTATTAGTATCATAAGAAATAGTAGTTCCTGAAATTTTAACAAAACCCGTTCCGCTTAATTGTGATTGCGGCGTATATCCTAAAATTGTTGGTATTGTTTTATTTTTCCATAAACTAGTAGAACTTTCATAAACTAAAACTTCATTGTTTGCAACCGAACTAATTGCCACATCATGAATTTCGTCAAGTTCATATCCGTTTTGTATTTTAACCTCAATTTGTCCTAGAGTTGCATGTGATCTAGTAACAACTCCAACGTAAACCAAATGATTAGGTGCGTATTGTTTTGTTGTTGTATATTCCCCAGCAACTGAAGACGATAAATATAATTGAGTTCCAACTGAAATTCCGCTTGTGTTTACTCCTATTAAATCTCCAATACAAACAACATATCCGTTTGCATTGTTTGAAATATCCGCCTGAATAAGTCCAAAAGTCTGAGCCGATGTTGAGTCTCCTGTTGCAAGTGCTTTTGTGACTGTTGGTTTATTTCCGGATGCTCCATTTATATAAACAACAGTTCCTTTTGTCAAAGTTGCTCCTGTTGTATTTCTTACCTCCCTAACCAAAGTTCCGGCTTGTCCCGAAATTGGAAAAGAAATTAAACTTCCGTCTCCAGCAATATATTGAGTTGTGTCTCCTGTCGGATCGTCAAACTTTCCGTCTAAGGCTGTTTGAGTTGCTGTTGAAATTGGTTTGTTTAAATCGCTTGTATTATCCACATTTGATAATCCAACAGCAGCTTTATTTAATGTTTGCCAAGATTTGTCCCCTCTCCAATATTGTGCGGTTGTACCCGCTGCAATATCGTCCTCTTTTGAGTTTAAAGCATTTTGTAAGTCTGTTTGATTGCTTAAAGTTCCCGTTATAGTTCCCCATGCGGCCGCTTCGTCAACAATTCTAATATAAGCACTTCCAGACCAACGATAAATATATTCCGTGTCAATTGTGATATAAATTTTCCCTGTCTCTCCTGTTGCCGGTAAAGCTGCGTAATTTGCCACTTCAATAACGTCATCGACATAACTTGGCAATTGTGAACTTGGAACTTTTCCGTCAACTAGATCCGCTTTTAAATTGAAAAGATTTTGTAAGTCTGTTTGATTGCTTAAAGTTCCAATTATTTGTCCCCAAACCGCATTTCCTGGAGGTGCATCAATTGGAATTTCAACACCAATAAACCAATAAGTACCATTTGAAACTAAAGCGTTTAATTCCTCGGTTACTGTTATTGTCGAGCCTCCTCCAACATTGTTATAAGTTCCAGGACCAACCAAAATAAACTCTTGAGTTGATGTTGCCGGTAAAGTATCTCCATTTTGAACTGAAACGGCTTTAAATCCTACGGCGTCACTTGCACCAATAAAAGCTGCTAAGTCTGTAAATGTTGCCTTTTTTAATATTCCAGCAACTTCGTGAGGGATAAAATTTCCGCCCGAAATTTCGTCTGTCGGCAATTGACCGACTTTTATAGATGTATAATCCATTTATGTAACTTTTATTAAATTAGTATTTCCGTCTTCTACTATTGTTTCAATTTGTCCGTTGCTTAGTAATAAATTAGTGCTTAAAGATGTTGTAAAAGCCTCTCCGTAACCTGTCAAAGTTCCGCTAAATGTAATTAGCTCGTTTACTGGTGTTGCTTCGCTCAAATCAGTTATAAAACATTTTCCATAATCTAAAATTGGAAAATTGGTTCCTTTTATTTGCCAATCTAATAAAACTCTGTCTCTCTTTAAACTTTTTAATTTATCGTAACTAGCTTTTGTATCGTCTCCGTCGTCTGTTGTTGTCAAAATTTGAATTCCACTAAATGAAATACTATAAGATTGCATTACGGGTCTTGACGAAGTCCAACCCATGTTTTCTCTAGTTGTAGTGTCAATTGTATCAACACTTTCAGAAAACGAGTTTTCAGTCAAGCAACCAATCGGAACGAATAAATCGTCGATTTTTATATATAAAATTCTATCCTCTCCTTTGTAATTTTCCATATTTATATATTATGCAACGTACTCAATTACTAAATCTCCAACCGCTGTTCCATATTGTGGAGCTACTAACAAACTCAAATTTGTACTATTGTAAGTTCCTTGAGGCAACGTTAAAAAGTCTGAATAAGCAAAATTTATTGTTGAGTTAGTTATTGTTCTTGTAATTCCATTTATTGTAATAGAAGCCGTTGCAGTTGCAACTCCAGTGCTTACTTTCACTCCAATTCTAAAATTACCACTTGGAATATTTACAGAAATTGTCGTTGTATCGTATTTAGTTCCGGTACTTTGAACAAAATAAGTCATTACGCTCGGCGTAATTGTATAAGGTAAAGTTGTGCAACTTCTAACCTCGCTTAAAACTGGGCAACTCGCTCCTCCATTTTCCGGACTTGTTAGAATTGTTCTAGTTCTAGTTTGTGATCCATTTATACATGGTCCCCAATCGCTCCACTCAGAAACTAAGCAATCAACTGGTGGCAAAGGTGCTTGACAATCTCTTGTCTCAATAGTTGGACCGCAAGGATTTCCTCCAAATTGTGGCGAAGTTACAACCGTTCTAGTTCTAGTTTGCAAACCTCCTGAGCATTCACTCCATTCACTCCAATCACTTAAAACGCAATCAATTGGAATATTTCCTAATCCAATTCTAGGCTCTCCAAAACCTGTCAAAGTTCCGCTAAATGTAAGTAACTCATTAACAACAGCCGACTCCGAAATATCCGTAATATAACAATATCCTGAGTCAACAATTGGGAAATTATCTCCGTCGATTTTCCATTCTAATAACTGACGTCTTCGTTTTAAATCTTTTAACGTGTCGTAACTTAAAAAGTCAGTATTTAAAAACTTAGTTAATATTTGAATTCCGCTAAAACTTAAAGTATAAGATTGACTTAATATTCTGTCGGTTTTCCAACTTGCCTCGCCTTTTATTGTAGTTTCAAATGACTCAGCGGTTTCACTAAATGAATTTTCAGACAAACAGCCAATTGGTAAAAATTCGCCGTTTATTTTTAAATATAGAATTCGCTCTTCGCCTTTGTAATGTATCATAATACAAATGTATTAAATTTTAAGACGTAATTGTCGGTTTAACTGTATTTCCATAATCCAAAGTTAAATTATATTTTATGTCGTTTAACTCACTTGTAAAGCCCTCTAATAATTTAAGGTTAACAATGTTTGACTTTGTATTATAAGTCCATTCAATAGGCATAAAAACCCCGCTCAGCGAATCAATTGTAATAACTGATAAATAAGGAACAAAACCGTAAGCATCTCCAGAAAATAATTTTGCCGGACTTTGGCTAATTCTCAAATTGTCCTCTCCGGCTATTTGCAAAATTGGTTTACTTTCAGTGAAACCACGTCGAAACCATTTTGAAGTCGGACTAATTATGTCGTTTTTATAAATTGCACCCTCGTAAATTAAAGACGCACTATCTCCGTTAAATATTTCAACGCTATCCGCTGCAATACTACTAGGACGATTTTGTCTTTGTACGGTATGCGATTCGCCTGTTGCACCATTCGACGCTGTTGTTGTTGTGTTTTGTATGTCTGCAAAAGTTATTTCATAAATGCCACCTAAAACACTAGCTCCAGGCTGAAAAGATTCATAAACTATTAACCTAATCGATCCGGTATGTCTTAAAGCCGAAGTTTTAAGAGTAACGTTTAAACTTGGATCTAATCCAAATCTAAATTTTGTATTTGTAGCGGTCCAAGTTCCGTCCTGTTTTAAATAGTCAACAGCTCCGTTAATATCGGTATTTGTAACCTGAAAAACTGCGGTACCTCCAAATGGTGAATTAAATATATTTGCTCTTAAATTAATTGCAATTGTGTCATTAATATTTAAATTAACAACATTTGATTCGGCAATAGGAAACAAAGTAGGCTCATTAAAACCTCCTAACTTTGTGCGTGTCATTATTCCTTGAGTTTTCAAAGGATCTAAAACCAATAAGTTTTCACTTATTATAGTCCAATCTCCGTAATTTGTTCCAACGTGATTAAAATTTGGATTTGTAATTAAAGATTTTGCAAAGCCATATTTGTAATTTACTCTAGCACTTGAAACGGATCCTTTTATTTCTATTTGTTGATTTCCTCCAGCATGATGCGGATATCTATTATTTATTTGACTACCTAATGTAAGTGCGAAATTTTTAGTAACTATTTTTTCAAAAGCATTATTATTTTTTAAATAATGTCTAAATTTTACTAACGGATTTCTTAATAATTCATTTGCTTTATAAATATACCATTCGCCATTTATTTGACAAATATTTGCATTAAATAAATTTAAAACAGACGTTAGAACTTCCTGACAATCCATAATCGTGTCCTTATCGTCTTTTTTAAACCTATCAACGCTCAAATAAACTTCGTTTAATGGATCTAATAAATCCGTTGGACTTAATCCCTCGTAATAAATATTAACGCTTGTATTTATTGGCAAATTTAAATTTGTTCTATTTAAACAATTGAATATTACGTCAATTGCACTCATGCGACCAATAAAAGGCAATCCTTTTGAATTAACAAAAGCCAAATCTTTTAATATTCCTAATCCGTCAACACAAGTCAAAGAGAGCATCCAACGCTCACTCACAAAAGATTGATAAATTCCGTCTGGCTTTAAAAACCCCTCAAATAAAAGTTTATTTCCACGCAAAAAAAGTACTGAAAATTGATTTTCGTCTTCCGTGTATAAATCCTCCAATGTAAGAGATAAATCCGCCTCCAAACTTAAATCCAAACCATTTCCTCGAATTGGATCTAATAAGTTTTTTGCGGTACCATATTTTAAAACTCCGTAACCATTTATTTGTGTTGCAGTTCCGGTAAATCCTTTTTTATAAATTCTAATATAATAGTCAACGTTTTCCGGGTCCGTATATTCGGCAAAATAAATTAAGCTAGAAACATCCGGCGTAATTAATTCGTCACTAATTGCAATCTCTTCGTTTAAGTTTTCGCCATATTCAACAACAACGTCGTCTATATTTACTACAACCTCAATCGTGTCGTTAACTTTAGCGTAAGTAATATTTGGGTGATTCCAATTGTTTTGTAGGAATTGCAAAGTATTATTTATTGTCTCCGGTTTGTTTGTTTTTTGTTGAATATCAAACAAAGGATCGTTTGCTCCTGAAATATAATTTAAGTCTAAAAATGTTTCGCCGTTATCATATAAAATATCACCAGCTTCAATTGATAGCGTGTAACTAAATGCGTTTCCAATTGTAGGATTATCTAAAAAGTCTATTATTATTTTTACAGCCATAAATTTATCCAGCTAATCCGCTGCCTCCTAGTCTAAGATTTCCCTGTAATGTGTTATTTAATACTCCGATTAATTTTTGTCCCGCTATTTCAAAAACAACTGTTCCTCCGCTGTTATTAAAAGTTCCTCCGCTAGAAACTGAGCTTGTCGGACTTGAAACGCTAGCTCCGGTTTGAATGTTTCCTCCGCTAGACCCACCAGAACCGCTAGAACCTGACGAGCTTCCCATTGATCCGCCAATCGCTTTTGATTTTGAGCTAAAAATAGAACCTAAAGCAACCAAAGCAATTCCGGCCGCAATCGCTGCGTATGGGTTTAAGGTTTTTAATGCGGCTTTTATTCCTAACATTCCAACCCCAATTTGAATTGCCATTTTACCCATGTCGGTTAAAACACCTCCAAGTCCGGCGAGTAATGCACTTCCGGCCGCCTGTAAAACGTTTGCTCCTGTTGACATTGCAGAACCAATTGATTCACCTAGACCGGCAAAAGTATTTGAGATTGAATTGTTTATAATATCAGTTGCCGCATCGTTAAAATTAGCCAAAGCCATTAACATTTGAATTGTTTCAGATTGAACAGCTTCTTTTGTAGATACTAAATTTGCTTTAACAAACTCTCCAGCTTTACCGTATGTTTTAATTAACTCTCCGTCGCGTCCGATTCTATCTTTTGCAAGTTGGAATTCTTTGTCGTCTAATCCTACTAAGTCGGCTGCTTTTGGTAACGCAATTGCTCCAACATTTCTTTCGGAATATTCTTTTTGTGCTTTTTTTGGCTTTGCACTTGCACCTGGTTTAAGTATAACTTTTGCTGCGTTTTGAGACGCCATTGTTATTACTTTATCGTATTTTGCAACTTCCTTATTTAAAGCAATAACCTCTTGCCTTGTTTCTTTTAATCTTTCAGCAGCTCTTGCCGAAGCCGATGCGTAAAATTGCATTGATCCAGCTGCTGCCGGATTGCTCGCGGCTTTTTGATAAGCCGCCTCAGCTTTTGTTGCCTCTTCTCTTTGTTTAATTAACCTTGCGTTTGCCTCCCACAATTTTAAAGTTGGCTCAGCTGCCTTTTCAGACATTTTTTCTGCAATAGCCTTATTTATTAAAGCCTTTGTAACTTCGTTGACAACTCCGGTTAAATTACTATACATTATCTCTTCTTTTGACAAATTGCCAAAATAATTTGGATAAGTTTTTTGTAATTGATCAACAGCCTCCAAACGCATTTTTTTAGTTTGCGTTTCGTCTTGTGCAATTGCAATTAGTCCTTTTAAAGCACCTGTTTCCTCAATTGCTGACTTAGTTGCCTCTTGTGATGCTGTTTTTAATGTATTTGCAAATCCGTCAAAATTTCCAGTTAATTTGTTGAATACATCACTAACCGATAAACCTTGTTGAGACATTATAGTCAATCCGGTTGTAACCAAAGAAACAGCTAATAAAATACCTCCGGTACCCATTATTGAGCTAGCCACTGCCTTTAAAGCGTTTCCGGCTCCTCCTGAGCTTTTTGCTAAATAACTAAAACTTTCAGCGGTTGCAGTTAAGTTGTTTCCAATACCCATAATCCCAAAAGGTGCATCCTGAGCAATACGAGAAAATTGCATTAAGGTATTACCTCCGTTTGCAGCCGATTTTGAGTGATTATCGAATGCCGCAGCTGAACTACCAATTGTACCTTTTAAAGTATTTAATTTAGTAGTTGTTTCGTTTATTTGATTATTAATTGCACTAGTATCAATACCTAGTTTTAAATTTGCGGCTTGTTGGCTTTTTAGATTTGCAAGTTGTTTTTCTACTTTTGCAACCTCAGTCATAAACTCGCCACTATCGGCACCAATCTGTACTTCTAATTTAGCCATTTTTCTTTTGGTTTAAATATTCTTTGTATGCTTTTAAGAAGTTTTCTTTTTGTTCAATTCCAACTCCTCTATTTGTGTTATTTCCGCCTCCTAAATTCATAAATTTATCAATTGATTTTGGCAGCTTTTTAGGGTCTTGGTGCGGTGCTATAAATGCACTCCAAGCTATTTGACGAACCTTTTCCCATTCTCTTAACTCCATTCTTTTATACGCAAAAAGGCGAATTTGGAATTCCGCGAAAGTCATATCATAAACATCACTCAAACGCAAAATTCCAAGTTCGCCACAAGCAAAAGCGATTACATCCGCCTTAAAATCTATTTCGTTGGATTCACTTTTTTTTTGCTATTATCAACTGGGACGTCTTTATACATTGAATCGTTGAAACCCTTTTGAAAATTATTCCAAAATTCGCCACCAACTCCTCCGTTTTCGTCAATCCAATCATTCACGTCATACATAGTAAAATCAACTTCCTTATCGTTTCTTTTGTAGGAATATAATAATGAATAATACATCATTTTAGGAATTAAAACCGCGTCGGCTTGTGTGCCTAATTCGTCAAGTCTTAAACCTGTTCCGTCTAACAATTCATTTAAAAATCCTATTCCAAAATGGAACTCTTTGTCTAATAATACTACTTTATTCATGTTTTGATTGTTTGGTTAATGATTTTATTTAGTCTAGTGGATCAACAGTAACGATTTCACCGTCTCCGTCTAATGTCAAAGAGAAAGTTGCTAAGTCATCACCTGAGCCTAAGTCCAAAGATAAATCCGAAATTAAAGCACTTCCGTAATAAGTTGCTCCTGTAACTCCAGTAACTAATTTCCAAGTGATTAAATCTTTTGCAAGTTGTAGTCCGAATAAAAAGTCGTGAGATGCTTTTGTGCTATCTCCTCCAACTGAAGTTGTGTCGATATACTCGCCCTCGGCTTCTAATGTATAACTGAACATTCCAGCTTGTTTTTTTGTAATTCCAGGATTACATTTTGTGTTTGATTCAATAACCGAAACGGCTGTTGATAAACTGTTTGAAGTCAAACAAGCTACTGGCTTGTAAGTTGACTCGTCTGCTACGTAAAGAATTCCAACTTCTCCTTTGATTGGTGTTGCCATAATTTTTTTATTTTTTTAGTTTAATGTTAATTCCAAAGTTAATAAACTTCGGTAAATATTTTCTGTGTCTGTAAAAGACTCTAATTGTGTAAGATAATTTATATTTTGAAAAATAACCTCATAATTATTAACTGATATTTTAGGCGTTAATAATTCAGTAACGGCTTCCTCAATATCGTTTAATAAAACCCTACTACTTGAACTTCTAGTGTAAATTTCAATCAAAACTGATCCTTGCCACCTGTATTCGCATTTAGTAGCCTTATCAACGCTTTTTGTTTGATTTGCTAATATAATATAATCCGTAACGTCTTGATTTCCATAAACCCTAGCGTCATAACATTTTATAGTTTTGCCAGATACAACTATATCGTTTAATAAGTCATAAATTGCTTTTCTAATGTGTTTATCTGGGTTGACTGTTATCATACGTCAAAATTACTAAATTTTTTTATTATATTTTGATAATAATTTTTTTAAGTTCTCTAAATAATCTTTTTTACCTTTTGTATAAGACGGGTAAAGATAAGGTCTTGGAAATAAATTAACTTGTTTAATTCCTTTTCCTTTGAATTTAATAGCCAAATCTTCCCAACCAACTGGAACGTTAACTAATCCTCCGGTCCCAAATTCAACATAAGGAGCATACGGAACACTAGCTACAATTTTATAATTGCTCTCTTTTATTTTAGTTGGATAAATGCTTTGTCTTAATTTACCCATATTTGCCGGAGCTATTCTTTTTGCATCTCCAGCAATTTGGTCGGCAATGTCGGAAGTTTCGGCATCGATAAGTTTTTCCATATCCTTACCAATTTTTCGAAGCTCTTTAACAACCTGATCAATTCCTTTAATCGACTCCTTTGCCATTTGCAGTAATTTCTAAAAACCTGAATAAATGATCGCTGAAAGATATTTCATTGACGTAATATTTTTTCGTTTTATAAACTATAAAAAAGTTGTCTTTGTTGTCCTCAATTAATCCGTTTGCTCTAATTTTAAACATATAATTGTCCTTGATATAATTACCTCCTAAGGTATTATCTCTCCAAGAATTATTTTGCTTAACTGTCGCCCAAAATTTCCCAATATAAACCTCTTCAGTTACCAAACCGCCAAAACCGTCATTTGAGGTTTCCGTTTTAAATATTTCTACTTTTTTACTAAGTTCTCTCCCTGTCATACAAATCGTCTGTTAATATCAATTGCCTGCATTACTGCCTCCGGAATAAGCGTTGTATTGACTTGTTTTTCGCTTTCGTAATACCAAACTTTAATCATTTGCAAACAAGCCTGTATAAGCTCGTCTGGAACCTCTGTTGGATCTGTATAACCAACGTTTAAAGTTACAGTTGTTTCGTTTGGAAATACATCGTAAGTCGAAAAATGAATTACAATTGGATCGGTTGGAGTTACAATTTCATTAATTGGATAATCGTAAACTTTTAAAGTTAGTTGATTTGAATAAGTAACATCACGATCATAAAATATATGATTCGTTCTTTTTTCTACAAAACGACAAGCCGCATTAATCATGGAAGTGATTTCGTTGTCGTCTTCAGTCAAATCCTCATCTATTCTTAAATAGTTTTTGACCCTTGCCAGTGTTAATACGTCTAAATATGCCATTATTTTTTCCCTTTTGTTACTTTTGATTTCTCAACTAATTCGTTGCGTAAAAATCTCTCCGCATCGTCTTTTGACAATTCAACAAAATCTCCAACGTTATAATCTTTTTTCTCGTCTGCCTTAAAAAAAGGTTTTATTACAATATAGTTTTCCATAGCTTTATTATTTTAATATTATACAAATTTATAAAAAAAGCCTATACAAATTGCATAGGCTTTTAATTTTTAGAAAGTTACAACTTATGCAGCAGTAAAATCTCCGTAAACTAATGCAGCTGGTTGCTCAACAGCTAATGCAGTTTGAGACTCAATTCGAGCTGTAATGTTATTTTTCACAAAGTTAGTACCCTCTTGCTCAGAGAACTCTAAAGATAATCCTTGAGTAACAACTTTGTTAACTCTAGACCAGTCTCCAACAAAATATTTGTTAGCAGCTAACCATGTAGCTTTATAAACAGCAATTCCGTTGATTCTCAACACACCACCCTCGTAAGTAACGATTCCAGGAAGTCCGTAACCAGAACCAGCAGATTTTTGAGTTTTCATGATGTCGTAGAAGTCAGACGGACGAACAACGATTCCGTTAGCTGAATAATTAGAGTTTTCTAATTTAGCAACTTCATTAATCAACATTTCAATTTTGTTTTTGTCAGTGATAACTTCAGTAGATGCAGTTGCAGCTCCAGCCAATACAGTGTTAAAAGCAGAGTTTTCAGCGATGAAATAATCTCTTCTCAATGCATTCGGAATGAATGAAGTCAAAAAAGGCAAGTTGTTAGCCATTTTCTTGCTGTAACGAGTGAAACCAGCAATAAAGTCAGTGTTCACGTCAACCATTGTGAAATCGTAATCTCTTTGAGATTTGCTTGAACCCTCAGTTTGAGCAGCGATAGAACCCTCTCCAGCTCCCTCTCTTGGGAAAGTATAAGTTCCTCCAGCAATGCTTACAGATCCTACTAAGTCAGCAACGTTTACCAATTGACCTGGAATCATAACAGTATTGAAGTTATAATCTTTTGGTTGAGCTCCTGTCAAGTTTGACAAAGTCATATCTCCAACAGCTTTCACTTGTACAGATTTTCCGCTTCTTACTTCTTTGATTTCATTGAAGTTTTCGTTCAATGCTTTTTCCATTACGTCAAAATAACCTGTTGACTTAGTCTCAGCATTTTTTTCTTGTAATTTAACGTCCAATAAGTCTGCGTGTGATTGAATAGCTTTTAAGTCAGCTCTCAACGCTTCGATTGTTTCGTTGTTTTCAGATTTCATTTTTGCCTCTAATGCTTCGATTAAAGACTTTACTTCTACTGATTGCTCAGCAGTTTTTGTTTCAACTTGTGCTTTGATTCCCTCTAAAGCAGCTTTAATTTCTAATGCTTCCATTTTTGTTTGTTTTTTTAAAGTGTAAAATTTTTCAATGTGTTTAATATAATCGGCTCCTCGTTCAAAGTGACAATTTCTGTCGGCTCCTCTGTAAGTGATTTCAATAATTGTTCGATATTTCTCAATCGTTCGTCGCTGTAATCTAAATTATACGCCTTTTCGATTAATTCCATAATACCGTAATGTGATTTGATGCTTTTAAGACCTTGAACGGTGCTTAATTCATTTGCTCCCCAGCTTGACAAAAAAGAATACTCCATTAACTTGTACTCGTTAATTATAGCCTTGTTTTTAGCGTCTCTTTGCAAAACTTGATACCCAATACTCAATTCAGCATTTAAACCGCTCTCGTGCATCAATTTTACGTCTGTAAACATGTCTTTTCCTAATGGTTTGTTCATGTTAAATTGAGACGTCGTTAAAAGTCCGTAAGGATCATTTGCGTTTATTTCCAAAGGTACTCCGATCATCATCGTTGGATTGTGATCTTTTAAAACTCTAATTCTTTTAAAGTTTTCGCTTACTGTTTTATTAAATGATCCAGGAGCCGAAATGTCTCCGTCAGAATCTTTAAAGTTGTAAGCATTTGCATAGGCAACAACAACTCCTTTGCTGTCGTCTAAGTCTTTTAAATCATATGATATTTGTTTGAATTCCATATCTTTTTTATTTTTTAAATATAATATTTCCGTCCTTGTCTCTCTTTGCCTTAAATCCAATTGTACACCTGCAATTTATAACTTGTGAGGCTGCTCCTTTTGGATCGCCAGGGTATTGCATTTGAGAACCGTCTGCCATTATAAACGGCTCGTTAAAATCAACAATTTGTCCGTTTTCAATTTTATGATCTTTTCTGGTCCTATCGTCTTTTACAGAAATCCACTCTTTTGTCATTTCATAGTTTGATTGAGAAGCGGCTCGCATTGCTGCAAATGCCGAAGCGAAAGTTGTTTCTGTTCTCGCTATTCTCAACGCTTGCCATTTATAAAATAACTGAGACTTTTGCACTATTTCAAAAATTGCGTCTTGTAAAGCAATCAAAGACGTATCGTCTTTTATTTTGTTCTCAATAGCTTTTACAATATCCTCAATTAACGTTCCTCTTACGCTTACTATTTTAGCTCCTCCCTCTCCTGACAAAAATAATAAAATATCCTGTAAAAATGAATCAGTAAATAAAACGTTCTTTGTCGTCTTTTCTATTTCCTTTTTTATTCTTTTATTATAATCGTAACCAACTGTTTTATAAATATCAACAAACATTTCTTTGATTTGCTCTTCGGTTATGTTTGTATAAAACAATATTTTATAAGTTCCTAAAGATACGTTATTTGTCGGAACGTTTTCTAAAATCTTTTTTATGTGCTTTTGCACAATCCTGTACGATTTCCTTTCGTACATATATTGCAATCGCTCCCAATTTACCATTATATAGTATTTGCGGCATCAAAAGCCGTCATTGAAACGTCTGTAATTCTTTGCTTACCGCTATCAATCCAAACCGTGTCCATTCCGTCTTCAATAATCATTTCATATTTCAAAGCGTATCGAATCTCGTTTGGTGTTAATGGTGCTTTGCTTAACCAATCCATTTTTTTAGACATATCGTCTTGCATTTCTGGCAAATCGTCAATGTCCCACTCAATAACAGCGTTTTCGTAGCCTTTGAACTTTTTAATAAAGTTTTTATTTAACGAGTCTTGTAATAAAACAAGGTCCGGCAAAATATTGTCAGTAATAGCTTGTTTACGAGCCTGATTTGTCTCAGTGCTTCCTAAACTAGCTTTACCGTCATTATTCAATAACTCATCCGGCCAATTTAAAACGTTGCAAATTGCCTTTTGATCGTATTTTAAATACTCAAAAGGTTTTAATTCGTCAGTTGTTAACGATATTCTAGTAAATGCCAATTCCCCACTTGCTCCAGCAATTCGGCTCAATCTCTCCGGACTTGCATCCATTTCAACAAGCCTCTCTTTTAAACTATTTGCCTGGTCTATTGTCAAAGGTGAGTTTTTTCCGTGAATAAATCCAAAAGCTCCTCCATTTTGCAAAGTTTTAACATTTAAGTCTATTGCACTGTTTTGAGAGTTTATGTTTCTTAAAGCGGATCTTAATGGGCTCATTCCGTACAAATGCGATCCTGAAAGGTCGAAGTTTGGATTTGAGTATTTAATATGAATTACATCTTTTGCTTTAAATTTAATTAAAGTATTGCCCTCAATTAAAACATAGTGATCAATTGGGCTTTCAGTGCTTAACATGTTCGCCTTTTCTTTTAATACAATTTGCATTAAGTGAGCTGGCAAAACATATAATTGAACTGGGACTCCGGCATTTTTACCCTCTTCCGGACTTAGTAAATAAAAATAGCAGTTTCCTGTTAGTTTTATATAAGTTTTATACAATCCCCAAACATCGGACCAGGTTTGAGTTTCGTTTGGTTGATCCAAAGGAAAAGCCAAATCGATTTCGTCGTAAGATTTGCGTTCTAGATTTGCTTTTTTGATTTGCTGTAAAAAGTCAAAATTCCCACTAGTTGCCTTGTGGAAATTCTTAAGTTTTTTGTAGCTTTCTTTATCGTTTACAATTTTAACCTCGTAAGGAACAGAAATTGTTTTCGTTGCCATTTGAGTAATACAGGCGTAAACGTCTGGATTTGTATTATATCCTTTATCTAAATAACTTTTATTGTCAACGTCGTAAGACGTGAATCCAGCTCCTAAATAACTAAAAAAGGCTTCGTTATAAACGTTTTTGCCCATTATTTTGCTGGTTAAATTTTGTAATAAATTGCTGATTGTCTCTTTCATACGTCAAAGATATTAAAAAAAAAAATATTAAAAGGTAAAAAATGTTTGTTCAAAACAAAAATACATTCGCATCATTAATGCGTCGCTATAATCTGGAGACCTACCGATTGATTGTTTTACTGTTTCTTTTGATATTATTCGGAGCTTTCCGTCGCTGTCAATTTTATCTCTTTTAACCATTTCGAGCTCCTTTGTAATATCGTCAATTATTGTTTGTTCCTGGCACTTAATATATATTTGATCGCTTTGTATTAATTCGGCTAATTTAAAATAACATTGAGTTTTTAAATTTTGGTATTGTACAATTTGATTTTCTACTAATAGAGGCTTTGAATTATTTATAAATCCTTTGCAACCTTTAAGCATATCAACAACACCGCCTCCGACTCCGTCCTCGTCAATAATTACGTTTGACATTGTTACTTTGTATTTATTTGCTAACTCTCTAATTAGCTGAGCAATTTCTACAATTGACGATTTGTTTAAAGAAATTAAGTCGATAACTCTAAAACCGGACCAAACGCAAATTACCATTTTATCGGATCCAAAACGGGCTATATCGGCACTGATATACATTTGCCCACCCTCAACAAATTCGTTTGTAAAAACATTCTGAATTCGATCAAAATCAATAAGTTTTGACGGGTCGTTATCATACTCCCAGTTTCCGTAATACAAACGTTGTTTACTATTTTCGTCAAGCGATAAAAGAGACTCTAAATAAGAAGCCGGTAAATGTGGATTGTCTTTTGGTAAAGCCTGGATAAACTTTTTATCGCTTTCAATAGTTCCGTTCTTTTCTTTTATGTAGAATTGATTGTAAACCCAATTCTTTGACGGGTTGCAAGTTCCTAACATTTTAGGCTCTAGCTTATACTCGTTTAATTTGTATCTAATCCTAGATTTTACAATTTGCCAAGCCTTATAACTTATTTGATTGCACTCGTCAATAAATGCTCCGGTTATCTCCAAAGATCCTAAGCTGTCGAAATTTGGATCGGCCGGATACAAAAACAAATCCTTTAAAAGAATTTCGCTTTTATTATTCCAGGTAATAACTCCGGATTGTGAGTTAAAATGAAATTGATTTGATATTTGTAGCTTTGTTGTAAGCTCAAAGAAAGTATTTAAGGTTGTTTCTTTTAATAGTTTCAATTTAGATCGACCCATTAACCACCGAGTTCCTGGGTACTTTTGTGATTGCTCAATAAGCCAAAGAATACCTAAAGCGGATTTTCCACCTCCGGCTGCACCTCCGTAGACAATTTCTTTTGTGGTGCTATCTTTTAAATAATAAACTGCGTTTTCCTGTTTACTAATTAGCTTCATTCGGTTTTATTCCCTCTCCTAAATTAATAACTTGTATCTTTTCCCCTCCGGTTGTATGGTCGTTATATTGCATTGAAAGTTTTTTCAATTCCTCTGGTGTCGCAATCAATTTCATCAATGCCATTTGTAAAGCCGGAGCATTTGACTTATACCATTTAGAACGCATTGATACTTTAAGCTCAGTTCTATTTTGGTTTAATAATTCTTTTAGCTCGTTAAGTTCGTTAGAGTCTGGATTAAAGAAATCGTAAAAAGTTGGTTTTGAAATTGGCAAAAAAGCCACAATATCCTCAACAAAAAACAATTTATTTTTTACTATAACTTCCTTTGCCTGTTCAAATATTTTTTTCCTATCGTATGCCATTATTATTCTGTTTCAATATCGTTAATATAACTTAAATCTAATTCAGGGTAATTTGCTTTTATATTTTTAGGATTGCCTTTGTAAAAAACTAAAACGTTTTGGTGTTGTTTACCTACTTTACGACCAGAACTAAAACTTTTACCAACTCTCATCGGTAAATTTCCAATTTGATTTACTAAAATCATTTCATTATATAAAATAACACCACAATTCCAAAAAGCCATTATTGTATCAGAAACAAAATTTTGATAAAATCCTTTTTTAGATCTAACATCTCCAACAACAAAAACTGCAAAACGGTCTTCTTTTAATTTATCGCATGATTTTTTTATTATCTCTTTGTAAACCTCTATAAATTTATCATAAGGCATATTTGAAATATCTTCTTTTGCATCACTATAAACTTCTAAATCAGCATAAGGCGGACAACTAAAAATCATATCTGCTTCATACCCATTTGCAATACTATCAATATTTAAACTATCGCCACAATTCCAAGTCGGATATAATTCAGCATCTTTTAAAACATCTTTGGCGTTTATACGGTTTGCATATATTTGCTCTTGTCTTAAATCATTACCTAAATATTCAAAACCAAGTTTTGCCGCTACAATTCCACGAACAGAACCGCCAGCAAACGGGTCAAGGATTTTACCTTTTGGAATATTAAACCATTGATAAGCTAACTCACAAAGTACTGGGTCAAAAATTGAAGTTAATTTATCTTCAAATCTATCAGGATTACCTTTAAATGGTTTTAAATCACAATTAACCTTTGCATCTCTTCCCTCTTCGCTTTTAATGCCTAAACTTAACCAATAATTTTTTCTTTGTTGCCACGCTCCTTGTTTTGTATCTAAAACCGAAAATGGCGGTATAATAAAACGGTCTGATAGTTTTTTTGTTTTTTCTTTAGCTTCTAAAACTTCGTCAGTTTCAAATGCTGTAATATCCAAGCCCCACTCTTCTAACTGCTCATTATCCCATTCATTGGCTAACATTTCAAAATCCCACTCTCCACCGCTTGTATTGTCTTTAATCAAAAATTCTCTTTGTTGCTCCTCTGTTAAATTATCGGCAACAATTACAGGTATTTCTTTTAGTCCAGCTTCCTTACATGCTTTGAACCGCATATTACCACCAAGGATTACCATATCTTTATTGACTACAATTGGTCTAATATCTAGCATCTCTGGAAACTCTTTTATTGACTTTACCAGCTTTTCAAATTTGTCGTCTTTTATTAAACGTGGGTTGTTTGGGTTGAGTTTTACCTCACTAATTTTAAATTTTTTCATTTGTTTTGGTTATCTTTTATTTATTGAATTGTATTTGCTTAATGCGTCTCCTTTGTCAATTAAATTATAAACTCCGAACTTAACCGGTCTTCCGTGTTTATTAAATACGTCCCTAAAATTGCATTTAATTTCAATTTCGTGGTCTAATCTTAGTTTTGAAATAATTGCTGTGATATTTAAACAGCCAGTCATTTGCATTAAATCCAATCTGGTTGCATAATTTTGATTGATTAACTCAAAAAGTATTTCAGCCTTTTGATTGTTTGGCTTATCTAAGTAAAGTCTGTTTTTTGTTTTAAAAAAGTTGATCATAATTTGTTTGTTTTAAGGTTATTAAAAAAATAGGGGCGTTAAAAGTAAACAACCCCTATTTCACCATGTTAACCAAAACATAATTCAAAATCATTACAAATGTAATATTTTTTTTGATTTGTTTTGACAAAGGTTATTTTTTTAAACAATTAAATTGTGCGTTACAGTCGCACCCCTGATATTTTTAATTTAATACAGTAAAAGGCTTATCCCATGAACCGATTGAAATTGAAACATAATGTCCAACATGAAAATAATCAGTCATTGAATCGCTTTCGTCAAAATTATCAGTATTTAAAATATTGTTAATATTTTTTAAAACCTCTGTTGCTTTGTCATTCTCTCCGTTGTAACGAGTTTCGATGTAATAATTATTAACTCCCTCGTTAGTTTTAGAATTGTCAACTCTTAATTCAATTGGAGCTGCTAGAATAACACATCTTACGTTTGAATAGTTTTCTCTTGTGATTGAGAATTTCCAACCTTGTTTAGCTGGAAACATTTCTTTGATTTGATTTCTCATTTGTTTTACTGATTCTGAATTGATGTAAGCCATGATTTTGATTTTTTAATTTTGGTTATTGTTTTAATTTCTTTGACAAATTTAATTAATATTTTTTAATTACCAAATATAAATCAACTTTTTTTTTATTTTTTTTTATTTTTCTTTTACAAATTGCCCGTTAATCATTTTTCCCTTACGTTTTGATATTACGTTATAAGCACTTTGCAAACATTCCTCAAGTTTCAATCCTTGCATTTCGGCCTGTATAATTATAGTGACTAAAATATCTCCTAAAGCGTCAATTATTTCGTCTTTGTCATTTTTAAATATTGCCTCGTGCAATTCAACAACCTCCTCCAATGTTTTATCGCATTGAGCTCCTGGATTTCCTTTTTCAAATATTCCTTTTTGTTCCGCCCATGCAATAACTAAAGCCTCAAGTTCATTGTATTTTACTTTTCTTTTTATTGGATTATAAACTAAATTTGCGTGCAATGTGTTGTTTTGGTTTGTCATTTTTTTAACATGTATTTAATTGGTTTTATATCTTTATGTTTTTCTGCTATTTCTTTAGCTTCTTTTTTTAATCTCTTTTCCTGTTCAAAAATATTTTCGTATCTTTTTTCAATCTTTTTCATTATAAATTTAATTTATTGGCTTTGCTTTGTACGATTACATATTGAAAGGCAACTTTGTTTTTTATTTCAGTTTCTGTCATTTGCCTAAATAGGTCCAGTCGGTCCTCCAGCTTTACAATCTCTTTGCAAAGATTAGCAACATATTCAATTCGACATATTTTTAAATAATGTTTATACAGTCTTAGTTGCTTTTCAATTCTATTCATTTGCGTTTTATTCGTCATCCTCTAAATACATAAAAATTCGATTCTCTTCAATTTTATTATTATTTATAAAATTATAAATCTGTTGTTTTGAATATCCTGTCTCGTTTGCACATTCTGCAACTGATTCAAATATTTGTCTGTCTTCAAGTCTTAAAACTTGTTTGTATTTCATTTCTCGCTTTGGAATATAATAATTGTTTTTTACTTTTTTCCCCTGGCTAATACATTTTAAAACTTCTATATCCATTTCATTGTATTGTGAATGGTGTTTATTTAAAAGTCGGTGATTTTTAATTCCGGCCTGAGCAAATATTTGGTTTATAATCGTATTATTCAATTTCATAATTTAGCTTTTATTTTCCTCTCTAATTTGTTTTTGAATTGATCTTATTTGATCGTTTAATTTTTCGTCGTTTGAGCCTTTTAAATACAAGTTATTTTGTTTTTTAAGTAATTGCTCCAGTTTTAATTTTGCGTTAGTTGTCATAATTTAGTTTTGATTCAAATATTTGGTAATAAGTTCTTTTTTGGTATTTTATTTGGCTAATAATTGCCTGAGCCTTTTCTAATGAAAAAAGCCTGGCTTTTCCTTTTATTGCATCCGGAAATATTTCAAGCCTGTGGATCCGTTCTTTTATACATCCGTAACTTACTCCGCACATTTCGGATATTTCAATTGCAGTAAAAAATTGGTCTGTTGGTTTTGATTCTGTTTTGATTTCTTCTAATTTCATTTTATAGTTAATCTTTTTGCTTTTAATTCTCTTAAATAAGGTTTCTTTTGTTCGTCTTCGCTCCATGCCTGTATTAAATCCTCCAGCTCTAATCTCGTTATGCCTTGAGTAATTTTGTCGATATAATTTAAAACTCGGTCCCGAAATGAATTTCCAACCTGAATTTTTTCGTATGATTTCTTCACGTCTTCGATACTTAGTAAACTCTCTTCGGTTAGTTTCTTTTGTTTTAATTGTTCTCGCTCCCTTGCCTCTGCTTTCATTTCCATGTACATCGGGAACCATTCGCCAAATATTAAATTGCTGTCAACTCCTCGCTTTGTAGTTCCAAAAGTTCCGCTCCTGGCAAGTTTAAAAAATAAAACAATATCCTCTAAACTTTCGTAAGTAAACTTTTCAATTGTATCGCATGTCAAAATTTCCAATTGAGATTCGTTTAATTTAGTGCTAAAACCGAATGAATCAATAAAACGGTTTACTAGTATTCCAACAATTGTAAATCCAATTTGTGAATTTTCGTTTTTAAAAGTAGATCTTATAATTGGTTTATCCAAAGTTTTATCAATTGATAATTCCAATTCGTAAAAACCTAAGTTTACATTTTTAGTTATTATTGCCTTAGCTAAATTTAAAGTTTCTTGCCGTTTCTGAATTAAAGATGTCACTTGCAAGTTGCTGAGGTGTTTTTTCGACTCTTCCATTGTTAAAAGTATTTGTTTGTTTTAAATTATCGATCCAGCTCCATTTAAAACCAGACCAGCTTTTTTCAACACAAATTTCTAAAACTTCGTTTATGTTGCAAGTTCTTTGTTCTAATTCTGAAATAAAATTTTTAAATGCTGTTTCTGTGTTAGTTGCTTTTTTTGTTTTTCGTACTTTAAGCCAGTCCTCAACTAATTGTCTATCGAAACCGTAATCAATTAAACTACCTAAAAAAGAGAATTTAGGCGAAGCCGGTAATATTTCATTTTTTATTATTTTATCTTCTATTATTTCCTCTTTTATTATCTTATCTTCTCTTATGCCTTTTGATTCGCTTTCAATTGGGTTTTGATTCGCTTTTATTTCGGTTTCTATTTGCTTTTTTGGTCTTCCTCCTTTTGCACCGTTTAAACTATTAACTGAGCTTTTACTAGTTGCATTAAAGTATTGATTGTCTAGAAACTTAATAATAATTTTGTCGTCTTCTAGATCAATTATTCCCTCTGTTAAAAGCTCTTCAAACTCATCCTTATAATTAAACCTTTTTAAGAATTGAATTTTAGATAAATCGCATTGTCTTTGCCAATAGTAAGAGCAAATATTAATAAATAAACCCTGAGCCGATAATGTACAAAACGAAATGTCTTTTGTTAAGTACTCGGCCGGTTCAAATTGAAAATAAGGTAATTCCTTTGCCATAATATAAATATTTTATTAAAACATAAACGGCTATAAATCCAAACGCTTCTCACTTCGTTTTTCATTATAACCGTTATTTAATATCTTTAGACTGGGTAATGTGAGAAGCCAATCATGTGCCAAATATAAAAATTTTATTCTAATTAAAAAACTTTTTACATATTTATTTTAAATTGACTGAATCCAATTTTATAAGGAATGTAAATAAAGCCTTTTTTACGCTTTGTTTTATGAAACAGGATCCAATTGTCTAGAGTCATTATTTTTTTAATTGTGTCGCCTGTTTTTAAGTTTATTGCAATTATTTCAATTTCGTTCATTCTGGATAATTTTTGTCAACTCTCTGTATTTTATTTTTAATACTTCAATCTCCGGAATTGATAATTTTGTTTGAACGTTTCTTTGATCCAGGAGCTTATTAAAACGCTCCTCTCCAATCCTTTGAGGTAATCTTATCGAATATTCGTTTATATTTCCATGTCTATGTTGGTTACAAGCTACGCATTGACCGTGTACATTATCAACGTTAAATCTTAAATTAGGATAAGCTCCAACGCTAAAATAATGACCAGCATCGTATTTGCTTTTAAACTCAGCTCCACAAGAAATACAACCTAAATGTAAATCTCTTTCCCGAATGTAAGTATTAAAAATCTTTTGTAA